AGCAGAATCAGGAACCGCTGTAAGTTCAGTTGCTTCTTCTAACTCTTCGTCTTCTTCTTCATCTTCTTCTGCTTCTTCAAAAGCTTCAAAGCCATCTTCACCTTCATCTTCGCCTCCATCTTCATCTTCATCACTCAATTGATCCATTAACATGTCATGAAGCTTTTGAGCTGTTTCACGATCCAAGGTTAATGTAATTTCGTCCGTTTCTTCAACTTCAACATCACCTTCATCACCTGCGTCAATGCCGAGTGCTTCAAGTTCATTTTGGTCTTCTTCGTTCATTACCGATTCAAATAACTTATCAAATGTAGATTTCATATTATTATTTATTGCTTCTTTTATCTTTTTTCCAACCTTTTTGTCATAATTTTGAGAAGAAAAATTTTCACTGTTATATAATTCATCTTTTTTCTTTGATTTTTTAGGGTCGATCAAGTCAGCTAACTCAGCATTTGCAGGTCCTGATGTATCGACATTTTGGATTTTTTTGCTATCATCAGAATTTAAATCGACTGCTCCTGTACCAGGTTTAGTTTTATGTTTAGTTTTTTTATCGGTTGTTGCATTTTCAGAAATTATAACGTTAGTATATGTATCCCAAATATCGGTAAGTGTATTCGTGTGACGTGTCATCTTTATATTTAATAGATAATCATCAAAAGTAAATAAAAATAAATTTTTTCTTTATATATTCATATATTTATAACATATAATGTGAAGTATGTTTACATTAATTACCGTATAAATATATGAATATATATGACAACTGTTAAAGGCAAACAAAATTATATGAATAACCCTAACTTACCTAATGTTGGGGCTGAATTTGAGTACACACCTAAGATGATTAAAGATCTTAAAAAAGCTCAAGACAACTTATTATACTTTGCTGAAAACTTTTTTCATATCATTTCATTAGATGAAGGTAAGCAAAAAATAAAATTGCATTACTGTCAAAAACGAGCTTTACGTAAAATGCGTGATAATCGATTTTTTATATTGTTAGCATCTCGTCAGATAGGTAAAACAACGATGATGACAATTTATGCATTATGGGTTGCTTGTTTTAACCCTGATCAACGTATTCTAATCGTAGCTAATAAAGAAGGTACCGCTATTGAAATTATGAATAGAATTAGATTAGCGTATGAAGAGTTACCTAATTGGTTAAAGCCAGGTGTTAAAGAATATGGTAAGACTGCAGTAACGTTAGCGAATGGTACGAGAATAGGTATATCAACTACAACAGGTACAGCAGCTCGTGGACAATCAGTCAACTGCCTTATATTAGATGAGCTTGCCTTTATCGAGCCACACCTTGTTGATGACTTTTGGAAATCAGTGTATCCTATCGTTTCAGCTTCTAAAAAGTCTAAGATTTTTATAGCTTCAACTGCAAATGGCACGGAAAATCTTTTCTATAAGTTATATTCAGGGGCTGAGTCTGGTGATTCAAACTGGGCATGTGATAAAATCCTATGGAATGAAATACCAGGTAGAAATGAAAAATGGAAACAGGATACCATATCATCTATTGGCAGTACCGAGGCATGGATGCAAGAATTTGAATGTCAATTTATATCAAGTGGTGAAAGTTCTTTAGATGCTGAATTATTCGCTAAGCTATCAAGTCAAGTGAAGCTTCCGAAATTTGTTTTTGATGATGGTCACTATTTACTATGGGATGAACCTAAAGATGATAGAATATATGTAGTTAGCGTCGATACTGCAGAAGGGTTAGGTAGAGATGCTTCTGTTATACAGGTATTAGATTATACCGATTTAAGAAATATTGAGCAAGTTGCTACATATCATAACAATACTATATCACCTTATAATTTTACTGAAAAGGTATATGAAATATTACAACATTGGGGTAACCCGCTAGTGTGTATTGAAAGAAACAACAGTGGGGGTCAGGTTGTCGATATTCTTAAAAATACACACGGTTATGAAAATATTGTATCATGGGGAGCAGCCACTGCAAGTAATAGAAAGAACAATCAATTAGGTATTGTAGCCCATACAAATACAAAATACAAAGGTGTTACAAATATGAGGTACTGGTTAAATGAACTTGAATCGGTGCAGATTAACGATATACACTTGGTTAAAGAATTAAAGGACTTTACTAAACATTCTAACGGTACATGGAGTGCAAAGAAAGGCAAACATGACGATAGAGTAACATCCTTAATGTGGAATTTAATAATCCTTATAGATGATATAGTCGTAAAATATTTTGACGTTGCTAAATATGATAAAAATAACCGACCATTAGAGTTACAACAATTTGATTACGGTATTAAATATTTTATAGACCCAACTTCAATGTATGTAAATGAAAAGAATTCTAGCAACTCTAAAACATTACCAGTTATAATCGGTAACGCGCAGAATGTTAATAGTGATATGGATAATTTAATAAATCAAGGATATAAACCATGGCAAATGTAAACCAATCTCAATTCAATAAAAGTAGGTTAGATAAATTTTTACTTGTCCTCAATTTACCAACAGTATTGAAGGAAATTAGTTCTGGAGATTTAAATTCCAGAAGCAATGAATCTATAATAGAAAATTCATTGCAATTTTCAGTATACGGGGCAGTTACCCCGAATATAATTGTACCAGCAATTGAACAAGGGTATGCAGGTCAATTTTATAAGATATCATCTCATTCTAGACCAGTATATGACAATCTTAAAGTAAATTTCACGGTTGATAATAGATTTAACAATTACTGGGTTATATATAAATGGTTAAATTTGCTAAATAATGAGCATACATCAAGTTATGATGCTGAAAATTTACAAAACATCCCTAATATATCAGTTGCTAATAAAAATCACAATATCAGTAATGCACCACCTATTGATTATCAAACTGATATCACATTATACGGTAAAGATGAGTTTGATGAAAATATAATCAAATTTATATATAAAAACGCTTTTCCTGTATCATTAGGTAATATTGACTTCAGTTATAGAACGTCAGAAGAGATTGAAACAACGTTTGAATTTGGTTTTTCACAATTAAATGTAGAATTATTGTAGTTTTGGTCTCGATATATATAAATATTATATATGGCCAGAACTATACAATCTCCAGGTGTTGAAATTAAAGAATTTGACAGAACTCAACGTGCAAATATTCCGACCGGTACTAATATTTTAGTAGCCGGCTTTGCTGATAAAGGACCGACAGATGAAGTCGTGCAGGTAACCAGTTTAGGTGAATTTGAATCTATATACGGTACACCTACGACTCCCGCGGAAAGATATTTTTACGGTACAGTTAAACCGCTATTTAACTCGCCAGCAAATATTATCACATATAGAATACCATATGGTACAGAAAATGGTATCGGGTTTGGTAATAATTATAGCGCGTTAGTATATCCGATCACCGGTGCTAATAATATGACCGGTTCACCATTATCAACATACTCCGCATCCGGATCTGCTACATATATTCTAGGTGAACCAGTACATATTGAATTAGAGTTAAGTGAATATAATAGTATATTACAACAGAATGGGTTTAGTTGGAATAAAGACTTCGGTAATGTAGATAATATTAAAGCTTTCGAAAATATAGGGCAGGCTGGTATGATTATTTTAAATAAAGGTCGTACTACTATTAATCAAAAATTTGAAGGCTTTTATATAGGAGCAGTTGATAATACAAATTTAAACCCTGCGACTGATTATGATGGTTTACTTAAAGTCAATACTCTTACTAAAAGTTCATCTGCAACTGAGGGTGCTGATTATACAGAATTACCAACTAGTCGATTAGATTTCCAGTTATCATCACCGTCTGATAATTCAGATACTACATTCGGTCAAGTTGATGGTAGCATTTCAGAAGTAATGGAAAACTTAAGCAACTACGAAATTGATGGGAGAAGTTTTGATGATACTATATCAGTCGGTTTATTTAAGTTAAGACAATCACCGTTTACACCTGATACAATTAAATTAACTAATGTTCTATCTGAATCATATGTCGGTTCTATTGATTACCATAGACAACAAAATTCTCAATCAGGTGGTTCGCCAATTAGTTTCTTTATTGGTACAAATGATATAGATTCACCAAATATAGATGTTTTAATTAATCCATACTTATCTAATAAAGATGTAGATACATTCATGAATGCAGATGGTCTACCGACATCTAAGATTAGATTTGCAAAGGATACAACTATATTAAAAACTACTAGTGCTATAACATTTTCTGCTGAATACTTAAACCCTGATTTTAGTGGTGATGAACAAGCTGTTTTCGATAAAATGGTAAGTTTAAATGCCGAAATGAAACCAGCGAGTAATTTATACCCGATTGGTGCATCTACCAGTACATCATTAGCAAGTAAAGATTTAGGTAACATACCAGGTAAACTTGATAGGTTATTAGATTCAATTGAAAATGTTGAAATTTTTGATATAGATATCACAGTAGATGGTGGTCTATCAACAATATGGGCTAATAGTAAAACTTTACAATCTGATACGAGCGAGACTCTAGAGTTTGATGATACTAAATCGATCCCAGCATTATCTGGGTTAAGAACAGCTAAAATATCTCAAAATACTCAAACAGGTAACAATTACCTTGCATACTGGAATAATATTACTCAAAGATTTACAAATTTTGCTGAATTTAAAAGAAAGGATCACATCTTTATTTCAGATCTACCAAGAAATATATTCGTAGAAGGTGATAATTTTCTTACATTAGTTGATCCTAATAAGAACTTCTCTAGAGATACTCTTAACCCGATCAAATCTTTTGCTAGCAGAGTTAATAGTAATTACGTTACAACATATGCACAATGGGTAAAAACATATGATAACTTCTTAGGTGGTCATGTATATACACCGTTCTCAGGGTTTGCTGCTCAAATAATGGCAAATACGGATTCTAACTTCCAGCCATGGTTTGCACCAGCTGGCTTCACTAGAGGTCGTGTTACCGGTGCAAGTGACTTAGCTTTATTTCCTACACAAAAGCAAAGAGATCAGTTATATAAAGTTGGTGTCAATCCAGTAGCATTCTTCCCAGGCGAAGGGTTTACAGTATTCGGTCAAAAGACAATGCAAAAGCTACCGAGTGCCTTTGATAGAATCAATGTTAGAAGATTATTCTTAAATCTTGAAAAGGCAACTAGAGAAGCAACGAAATTCTTTGTTTTTGAGCCGAATACATTACTTACAAGAACGCGTGTTATTAACACATTGACACCGTTATTTGAAAATGCTAAAAATACAGAAGGTCTTTACGATTATTTGATTGTTTGTGATGAAAGAAATAATACACCAGACATCATCGATCGAAATGAGCTTATCGTTGATATATACCTCAAGCCAGTTAGAGCTGCAGAGTTTATATTAGTTAACTTTTACGCAACTAAAACAGGTACAGATTTTAGTGAGTTAATAAGTTAATAAATTAACATAAAATACCTTAATCAAACCGATTCTCATATGAGAATCGGTTTTTTTATCTGCATATTTTTATATACCA